TTATAATAATGCTAAAGCAAAATCTGCTAAAGAAAACAAATTTGATAAACGTCCTATGCTAGGTTTACCTAGTTATTATAAAGGCTTTACAGTACCTAAGAAGTAATATATAATTTAAGCTGGTGAGGGGATGATCCACCACTGATTCCCCTTACTTTTAACCCTGTAAATAGTCTAATTCTAGAGAGATACTAGTGTATACTACAAGCAATATTTTTAGTAAAATATAGTTATGGCATTACAAGAGGTAAATATATCCGCAGGTTTTAATAAACAGGCTACTCCTACAGGAGCTCCAGGACAATGGATTGATGGAGACTTTGTAAGATTTAGGTATGGACTACCAGAAAAAATAGGGGGTTGGGAACAATTAACTAACACTACTATGGTAGGTGCAGCTAGAGATCAATTAGTTTGGGCTGATTTAGATTCAAGAAAATATGCTGCAATAGGAACCAATAAAGTATTAATTATTTACTATGAAGGAGCTCTTTATGATATTACTCCTTTATCAGCAGCACAAACTGGAGCAACCTTTACAGCTAACGGAACTACAACTGTTACTGTTAATTTAGCAACCCATGGAATGTTAGCTGGAGATTTATTTACTTTTACAGCAGTAACATCTCCTCAATATTCAGGAGTAAATATTTGGGCCCCTACAGTTTTTACTGATCAAACTTTCGAAGTTACTTCTGCTATTACAAATTCTTTTACTATAACTATGCCTAATAATGGTACAGGTGAATCAATAACTGCAAATGGTTCTGCCACTGTTAATCCTTATGTAACTTTTGGTCCTTTATTTCAAACAAGAGCTTTTGGTTTTGGTACAGGTTTATATGGTGGAACAGTTAGTGGAGCAGCAACTACAACACTTAACGGTTCACTAGCTGACGATACAGCAGGTAATAATGGATCAGCTACAGAAATTACCTTAACAAGTGTTACAGGATTTCCGACAGTAGGAACTAATTTTATTACAGTAGGGGGCACAGAAATAATTTCATACACAGCAGTAGCTGGATTAAAGCTAACCGGAATAACTAGAGGGGTAAGCGGTTCGACACGCTCGGCTCACGGGGCTTCAGCAACAGTACAGAATGCAACTAACTTTGTTGGTTGGGGACAATCAAGCCCTACTTCTGAAGTAACACTTGAGCCTGCTAGTTGGTCTTTACATAATTTTGGAGAAAAATTAATTGCTACTGTTAAAAATGGTAAAACATTTCAATGGTCTCCTTTACATGCAAGTTCTACAGCTTTAACAACAAGAGCTACAATTGTAACTAACGCTCCTGAAAAATCAGTTATGTCAATTGTTTCAGATAGAGATAGACATTTAATTTTACTAGGAACTCAAACAGACCTTACTGATAATACTACACAAGATAAAATGTTTATAAGGTTTGCTGATCAAGAAAATATTAATGATTACAAACCTACAGCTACAAATACAGCCGGTACTTTTAGATTAGATAGTGGTACTAAAATAGTAGGAGCTGTTCAAGGTAAAGATTATATATTAGTTCTTACTGATACATCTGCTTATGTTATGCAATTTGTAGGACCACCATTTACTTTTTCTATAAGACAGGTAGGTACTAACTGTGGATTAATAGCACAACACGCAGTAAGATTTATTAATGGTGCTTGTTACTGGATGGCTGAAGAAGGTGGTTTCTTTATGTTTGATGGTACAGTTAAAGGTATACCTTGTTTAGTAGAAGATTTTGTGTTTACAAATAAAGGAGACAACTTAGGTTACAACAGTGATAGTAATAATATTATATATGCTGGTTTAAATCATTTATATAGTGAGATTAACTGGTTTTATCCTAAAGCCGGATCCAGTCAAAATGATAGAGTTGTTACTTATAATTATGAAGAAAATACTTGGGTGACTGGATCTTTAGATAGATCTAGTTGGACTGATGCTACTTTATTTCCTGTACCCTATGCTACAGATTTTATAGAAACAGCTCTTCCTAGTTTTCCTGTAATTCAAGGAATTACTAATACTAATGGAGCAACAACTTATTATGCACAAGAGGTAGGAAATAATCAGGTAGATTCATCTGGTAATTCTACAGCGATTAATGCATTTATACAAAGCGGTGATTTTGATTTAGATGTAGAAGGCAATGGTCAGTTCTTAATGTCAATGAGAAGATTTGTTCCTGATTTTAAATTATTAACAGGTTACGCTAAGATAACAATTAATTTAAGAAAATTTCCAAGTGACACTGCAGTCAGTTCACCATTAGGTCCTTTTACTATTTTTCCTACAACACAAAAAAAAGATACTAGAGCTAGAGCTAGATTTGCTTCATTAAGAATAGAAAATGATGCTGTTGATCAAACATGGAGATATGGTACATTCAGAGCAGATACACAACCAGATGGAATAAGATAATGGCTAAAATAACTGCTTACATACCGGAACCTAAACCAGTATACGAACCTGATAATCAAAGACAAATTTTAGAAGGATTAGAAACTTTAAAACAACAACTTAATTTTTCTTTTCAAGAAGATTTAAAAAATGAACAAGTAACTTTTAATTTATTTATGGCATCATGACAATACAATATAAAAACCAAGGTTTTGCTTTAGTTAATGCTAACTCTACTGTTGTACTTACAGTGCCAACTACTGCAGTAGCTATTGTTAAAAGTATATCTATAGCTAACACTAGTACAGGTAATGTTCTTGCACAATGTTTTTTAAATGATTCATCTGCAAGTACTTCTTATGAATTTTATAGATCAGATATTACAGCTACCAGTACTATTCAGGCTTCTTACCCAGTATTGAATTTGGAAGCAGGGGATAGTATAAGTGTAAAAGAAGAAGCCGGTAATGCTTTAAATGGTGTTATTAGTTATGCTCTTATAGATAGATCACAAGAAAATGGCTAAACAAAACTTTTCAAATTTTACACCTAGGGATAAACCTAAGAAGAGGCCCCGAAGACACACTAAAAACTTGAATAAAAGTAAAAAAAGATGTTATAAGAAATACAATAAACAAGGAAGGAATTAATATGACAACTAAAATTATAGATGGAAAAGAAGTACAGGTTATACCAGCTAATGCAAAAGAAATAGTAAAACATAAAACTACAGGAAAAGTTTATGCTAATAAAGCTGAATTTGATGCAGACGTAGCGGACTCTAATACATCTACTACTGCAGAAGATTTTTCACAACATGTTGAAATAACTGTTGCATCTATGTCAATATTTGGTAAAACCAAATAATGGAACCCCAAGGCGGAACTGAATTACAATTTGCATTATTAAAAAAACACTGTCCTAAAGAACTATTGGATCAAGTACAAATATGTACTTCTATTCCTGGTAAAGTTCCTCTACATCCAACTAAATTAAATATTCTTTGGCAAAAAAATTCTTGGGATCAACCTAACCTTCAAGAGTTTTTTAATAATAAAGAACGTCATGATGAATATGATTGGTATATATTTAATAGTCATTGGAATTATGAAAAATTTAGAATGATGTTTGAAGTACCACAAAACAAATGCATGGTTATTAAAAATGCAACTGATAATTTTCCTATTAGAAAAAAATATAAAAAAGGTGATCCTATAAAATTATTACACCATTCTACTCCATGGAGAGGTTTAAATGTAATGTTAGCTGCAATGCAGTATGTTAAAAATCCTAATATAACTTTAGATGTTTATAGTAGTACCCAAATTTATGGAGATAGTTTTAAAGAAAGAAATGATGATGTTTATCTTCCTTTATATGAGCAAGCTAAAAAATTACCTAACGTTAATTATATTGGATACAAGCCTAATCAATATCTTTTAGATCATCTAACGGATTATCAAATGTGGGTTTATCCAAGTATATGGGAAGAAACTTTTTGTATAGGTGTAGTAGAAACTGCCGCTGCAGGACTACATGGAATTGTTACAAACTACGGTGCACTTTTTGAAACGTTTGCTGAATGGCCTGTATATGTAAATTTTACAAAAGACTACACAGCTTTAGCAATTGCTTTTGCTCATGCTATAGATACAGCTGCTGATTATCTTCATGAGGATTATCTTCAGGATCATTTAGATACTCAAGTAGATTATTATAAAAGATTTTATTCATGGGAGAAAAAAGGAAAAGAATGGGAAAACTTTTTAAGAGGAGCCTTAAATGCACGATCCTAGACTTAAACATAAAAAAATAAGTCAAGGAATTGATTTTACCGAAACAGTTACACCTATATGGAAAGATAATACAAAACAACTTTTAATAAAAGAACCTGAATATAATATAATAGTTTGTACACCAGTCCATAGTGAAGTATCTATCCATTACACTCAGTCTTTATTAAAAATGCAACAGTTCTGTTTTGCTAATAATATTAAAGTATCTTTCCATTTAATAAAATCTTCTTTAGTAACCCAAGGAAGAAATTTATGTGTAGCTCATGTTTTAAATAATGTTGATGCAACTCACATGTTATTTATAGATTCAGATATAGATTTTGAACCCTCTACTATTTATGAAATGCTTAAAAGAAATAAAGATGTTATATCTGTACCTTATCCTTTAAAAACAATGTCATGGGATAAAGGTTATGATTATATAAAAAATAATAGAATTAAAAATGCTAAAGATCTTCAAATGTCTATGAATAATTACCCTATGAAATTAAAAGA